TATAAAGCAGGCAATCAACCCATGTTGAATCATCAACTACGCCTTTAAAATATGAAATTCCCGGCGGACCATCGTCTGGGTACTGTTTGGCCTGAGACCGAAATGACCACACAGGGCCATCTAATTCATTTTTTCTATCTTTCCAGACTTTTCCTTTATATGTGGGGGCACCATCGTATTTGCCAGAAGACAATTTTGAGTGATAACCAAATTCAAGAAGTGAATTACCTTCATTAAATAATTCTTTTGCTTTTACTTTCTTGGTCACTATTTCATAGTTATCTTTCAACCAACTATCTCCATGTATTTTTGCGTATTCGGGGAGAATCGTTACCCAGTCGCCTTCTTTAATGTTTTTGCCCCTTGGAACCGCCCTATATATGGTCAATTCAGAGTCTGGTTTATTGCGGAGTTTTCTAAAAATAGCAACAGCTTTTTGAGCTAAATCCGGGAATGCGCCCCCATAAAGGTTCGCTCCATTTGGACCATAGATATCTTCTGGATATATGGCGCCATTAGCCAGGTTGTGTAGGGGTGCCCCACTTGACGCATCAGGAGATTCGTGGCGGCCCCTGTACGAAGTGGTACCACTAGATAGTCTGCCAAAACCAAATTCTTTTTTCTCCACTTCTTTTGGAACTGTGGATTTTTTAGGAGACGTTTCGGAAATCCAATTATTTTTTTCTTGTTCAAAATCAATAATTTTTTGTTGATAGTTTTCTAATTTGTCTTTGATTTTTTGGTCGCGCCAATTTTTATCAAAAATATCGCTGCTCCAATTTTTTTCAATTGCTTTATCAATAATTTTTGACATCAACACTGATGTGGCTGCCGCATCAGCGTCTGCTGTATGGTGTTTTTTCCCGAGGTCTATGTTGAGATATTCGGTCAAAGCCTTTAGGCTACTTGACGGAATTTTTTCACCAGTTTTCCCGTCAGTAGTCCAAGGTGCGTCTTGATTTTCTTTTGTCCATTTAGGAATTACTAAATCGGATACAACTTTCGTATCTACCCAGCCCTTTGGTCTCCACTCGATGCCTGATGATGTCAGTGCATCTTCTAGTACCGTTTTATCAAATACTGCATTTTGAACTCCAAAAATTGCATCAGGACCCACAAATTCAATTAATTTTCTATGCGCATCAGCTATCGATGTTTGAGATGACAGCCATTCGTCGGTAAGCGGTTCTCCGTCTTTGTTTTTAAGATTTTTTCTCGACCAATCCCCAAGCTCTTCTCCCGGGTTCATAAAAATATTTAGTCGACCAATCTCCTTGCCGCCTTTGGTCTTTGTTACACCAAACTGCACTGGAGCGCCATTACCGGACGATTGTCGAAATTCGTCAGAAACCAATCCAGTAGTTTCGTAGTCAAAGAAATTTATTTCTAAATTATCGTAAACTTCTTTGAACTCTTTCCAGTTTTTTACATCTGCAAACACGTCTTCAGCGTCATCAAGGAATGGACCATAGCTAGGGTGTCTTGGGTACGTTGGTCTTTCGGGTTTCTCAGCTTTTGAACCTGATGACAATTTTGTTAACTTACGATTTTTCCTACCCGAACTTAAAATATTTTTTTCTCTTCTTATGTTCGCCTTACTGTCTTTCCACGCATCAACGCCTTTATCTCCGGCCAAGATTGTTTCTATATCTTGTCTTAATTTTTTATTTATTGCTTTTAGTTTCAGTTGCTCATTGGGATGCATGTAAGCAAGCATCCCTTCTGCAAACATTTCTTTTCTGCTCACGTGCCCATAAGACGTAATCGTCCTTGGCTCGTTTGGTGAGTCTTCCAGTGATTTTTTGGTTGAATGAAGATTCATGTTTCCATTATCGGAATTGTACTCAAGTGCAATTTTGATTTTTTCGGTAAAATCTGAATCTTGAGGATTAATCAAAGATTTAGGCGACCGTTTTTTATTTTCAGAACTTTCAATATTTGCCAAAAGCATCTCGGAGTGATACCAATGAGCCCATTCATGCAAAATAGTTCCAGAGATGCTTCTATCTATTACGGTGTCGGAGCTAGATGGTAATTTAGACGTTTGAAAGCTGCTTGAAATTGGTTCATTTGTTTGCCATGATTTTTTATCAATCACATTGATTGGATTAAAAGTCACCATTTCAAAATCAAGATGATTGCTTGCGGCAAATTGTGGCTCTCCAGGTGCATCTGGATACATTTTTTTGAGTGCATCATATAATGGCTTTACTGCATCTCGATTGTTGTATGTTTCTGCACTTTTTCTGGTCATTACCGTATATGTTGGTGAGCCGTAATTTCTTACGGCCCAAGAAAAAATAGGCGATTCGTCAAGAGCAGTTTTGAGTGCTTGTTTTAATTGCTTAGTTGAACTTTCCGAGTAATCAATTTCCAACCAAGGTTTTCCAACCCCCCATCTAGATTTAAGATATTTTTCTATAGTCTCTTTGTCGACACCGAATCCATCGGCCAGCATTTGAGAATAAGTCTGATACGAGTCGGGGACGAGGATGTTTGAAATCTGCTCATTGCTTAATCCATCCAACCATTTGGGGCCGTTTTTTTTACTAATTAATTTGCCATCCAAAGAACTTTCGCCATATTTAATTTTTTGACGAATTTTTTTTCTTTCATTTATTTTTTGATTATTTAAATTTATTTTTGGTCTAGCTCTTTGGGTTTCAATAATTGGTCTATCTCGCCCACCGCTCAGCCCGACCCATACAGGGTTAGTTGTGCCTTCGTCTGCCCAGCCATCTCTGTCAATGTCGCGACGATTTCCTGTTGGTCTCTTGTATCCGCGCACACCACCAGTGGGTATGTCAATTCTTCCAGAACCAATCGTTCTTCTGTTTCTACCAATATTTGGCCTGCCCACCAGGCCTCTACCAATTCTTTTACCGAGTCTAGATGCCACGCTTTTTATCTGCTTGCTATGTCTTTCGTCTCGTGGCGAGTAGTCAAGCTTTATAATAATTGGTTCGAACATAGTGGTATATCCATTGTATGCTCTGTCGACCTGAAGTCGATATAACAAGGTTTATTAATTATCTATTGGACAACAGGAAATCTTTGTCCACACTCTAGGCATATTGTTGCCCATGGGTAATATCTCACCTGGTGACTAGGGTGTGGGCAGTCCAGAACGCTTGCGGCCTCTTTATTAAGGACATCTCTAATCCACGAGGAAAGAGTAACCCCGACTTTATTGGATGCGTTTTTCCACCTATCTCGGTCGTGTTCGGTTGCGCGAATAAGGACTTGCTTGTCGGCTGGTGCATCGTCGGATTTTTGCATTGGAGAAACGGACATAGAAGTATTTTCTGCAACGTGATTCATTGCGGAAATCAAATTTGAGTCTTTGTTTTCTGTGTTGTTTTGTTCGTTATTCATCACTTTCTTCCTCGTCTTCAACAATTTCCGCATCATGTATTTCGTTTTTTTCTAAAATTTGATTTATGACAGATTCGGGCAAAACACCAGAAATACCCATTAATTGCAACAATTGCTTAGCCTCGGCTTCGGGGTCAAATCTGTTGGCGGCTAATTTTAAGCTGTCAGAACCAGCAAGTGTTGCTTTAATAGATTCAGTTGTTGATGATTTAACATCCATTTGAACATTAATATTCGCCTGGTCCATTCCTAAAAGCTTGGTTCTTCTATCCATAATTCCCAAAACTTGCTGTATCGCCTTTAAGTCCGGCTCAACTGACTGCTCTGTGCCATCATCCATAACCACACGTCTATGTTGCGTTAGGGGCCAGATAGCTTGCTGAAGATTGTCGAGTCGTTCTAGCTCTAGTCTCAAAACCTCAGGGTAAGCCAAAAGTGTTTCACTATTCATCTTTTGCAATTGTCTTTGTATTGCACGAGATACGACCGTTGTTGATACCCCAAAACGACGGGCTATCTCGGATGTTGAGGTTCCGGCTTGACGTAGTTTGAAAATACGTAAATCTCTGTCACTAATAAACTCCCTTGTGGAGATTTTATTAGATTTTTCATCACTCATACAATTATCTTAGACGCTTCTAGCACCTCAAAAGGGAAACGTTTCCCACGTTTAATCTTTACGGGCCAAGGCCGCTCATCACGAGCGCCTCTAAAATGTCTAATGTCGTAAACATATGGGTCGGGAGATGTCGGGTCGGGTTGAAGCGAGATTCCGAACTCTGGCCACCTAGACCACACAGCAGAGCCAAATGGTCTTAGGTCTCTAGACGACATAGTCGTGCCCAATGGGGCATGATGCTCAAGCCAAAGAGCACATTTATATACGGTTCGGATTGTGTCTAAATACTTAGCCAATTCGACAGCAAGGGCTTCCGACGTTCTTCCTCCAGGGTCGATAAATGCTTTGTATAACGGTCCTATCAAAAGAATGTCCGGCTTTACGCTGTCAATTGCTTCCTCCAGAATTGCTCTATCCGACGCTTTGAGCAAGTCCATGCCTGCCGGTTTTGTCAAAATAGATGCAGTCACTTTTGGCACCCTACCCATACTCATTGCATTATTTAAAATAGAAGAAGACATTCTTCTAATAATTCTTTCTGGGTTTTCTAGGTCAACAGTAAGAGTTACTACTGGCTTCATTGGTTGAAAAGTAAAGGGATGAATACCAGAGGAAGAGCATAGAGCGATTTGACGAGCAAGCATTGTTTTGCCAACGCCTTCGGCCGCAACGACAATAACGCGCTCACCTCTTTCTACCAGGTTTGGTATAACCCAATCATAGCTGTCTGAACTTGTTTCGTTAATAAAATCATTCCACTGAATGAGTCTGCCTGGGTCACCTGGGTCAACAATTGTTGATGCGGCAATAATTAACGATGATTTAGAAATTTTTTGTTGAGAATCTAAATCTGTTCTATCTAGTACTTCTTTAAGCCGATGGATGGCAAGGTCTTTTGGGTTCAGCTGAGACTCATCAACTTCTTCTTTGCTCTCTGGTTCAAAAGCCACTAGGTCAGAAAGAGATAAGCCCTCGTTTAGGTGGTCGGTTACGTCTTTTGCTTTTGGCGAAATCCATATTTGAGCATCACAGCCCGCTTTTAACAATTCTTCAAGAACTGTTTGGGCGTGTTGTTTGCCTGGTAAATCATTATCTGCGATGATTTCAACTAAAGCACCCGATAGTGCCTCGGTGTGTATGTCTAACCACTTTCCTGCTCCGCCGGGCATCGTGGTGGCACAAAGACCCATCTCGATAAGTGTGTTAGCGTCTTTTTCCCCCTCGACAACCCAAATAGGTTCACCCTTTGCTTTTGCCGCCAAAACTGCGGGAAGATTGTATAAAACTTTTGGTGTTTCACCCAAAGAATAAATCCATTCACCATTTTCGTCTGGTTTTCTTTGTCTAAAAGTTTTAACGCCGTCCTGATTGACGAAACGTACTTTTTGAAACAATAAATGACCATGCTCATCAGTGAAGTCATAAGCAGCAACAAATTTTAATTTTTCTTTCCTTTCGGCTCGCTCCTCTTTTGGTGGCATTAATTCATGAACCTTAAGTCCTACGGCAGCACATATTTGATTTACATCACACCCACCGCCTCTATGGCAAGTCACCAGCACTCGACCATCCTAGCCCTCCGCTATAGATAAAGACGGATTATTATCGTCATTCCTGCATGGACATTTAGCTTGCCAGCCGGAACCTGTTTGTCTCACCGACGACAAACGTGTCAAAAAATTTTCTGCTATTGGGCCTGGTGTTGGCATTTTATTGAACCTCAGACAATGCGGTTGGCCTCTTTAGACTCTTGGGCTGACGAATTAATGCTTCTCCATTGGCATTTCTATTACCTAATCCAGGTATAAATATTTTTCCATCCCGAGTAAGTCGAACATTGGTTTGAACACGTATTGCTGCACGTTGTAGTTCAGTTTTGCCGCCCCATATACCCCATGGTTCGTGTCTTAATGAATATTGTAAACATTCTTCACTGACATCGCAGGTTTTGCAAATCTCAATTGCTCTTCGTGTCTTTTCTTTTCTTTCACGGAACTCTTGAACTTTTGCTCCCCTGACGTGGTGGGGGAACCATAACTCTGTTGGATGTCCAACGCATTTACCGTTCTTCGGTGGATTATTAAAAGGCTCTTTATTATTATCCATCGACTAACTCCCTTTTATGTGATTATGGTTTCATCAGCCTAGCCACATCTCCTGAAGAAAGAAAAATTATTGCATAATTTATTTCTAAATTTCCGTTTACGTCGCTGGAAATAATATCCACAGCGTCGAGAGGAACTCCAAATTTAGAAGAGAGTAAAGCTCGTGTTTTACTCAAAGTGATTTCATCGGACGCCATTAATGGTGAAACGTCGACGTATGGGCCTCTATTGATAATAGAGAGAGCGTTAATTTCTTTTTGCCTTACGTCTACCCTCAAACACCACGCACAAGCAAGGCTTGGCGTTGATGATGCTCTTGGTCTTATTTCGGTGTGTCCACACTCAAGTAAATGTTTATATTTA